GCTGCTTGTTGTATGTTCTGAAGATTAGAAACATCAAGAATTTGAGCAACTGTATTACTTCTTCCAATACCTTCACCTATATCAACTCCAACAACATAAAAACTTTCGGGATTTGGAAGATTAAAGATCTTATAAGCACCATCATCTAAAACTAAAACTGGTTCTAAACACTCTGCTTTTAATTTAGCTAGATATTCTTCATCAATTACACTTTTATTAGGATCTTGGAAAACGTTTCCATATTCCTGATCAAATACTTCTTTCGATCCTATGAGTGCAATTTCTCTTGTTTTCCATTCTTCATCTCTACCGGGAACATCCCACCAATTAACAACTTCTAGATTCCATATGCTTTCTTTTTTCTTAGCATCTTGAACTAATTCATAGAATTTATTCTGAACACCATTAGCCGTACTAATAACAATAACCTGTGATTTCTTCATGGAAGAAATAATAGGAATAGCAGATTTCCAAAGTTCTTGCATGAGATCATTTGGACAGTGAGCCATCTCGTCAATGATCAGAAGATTACTAGTAACACCACGAGGACCAGAGGATGATGTGGTACTAATAGTAATAGCCGAATCGTTACCTAGATTAAAACCATCCTTTCTCCAAGATTTAATATTTGGTTTTAAATAGATAGGAAGTTGTTCATATGCCATCTTAATTCTGGCAAAAATTTCTTTAGCTGTTGACTCTTTATTAGCAACAATAGTAACTCTTTTATCAGATTGAAAGCAAACTAACCAAAGAGCAAAAATTGTAATTGTTGTAGTTTTACCACTCTGACGACTAGATAGAATGACATTGAACCTATTAGCTTTAAATGCCTTTAAAAGGTTCTTTTGGTACTTATAAAGTTTAATCTTTTGCTTACCATCTTCTGTGATGATATAAAAGTGATTCTCAGCAAAGTGTAAAACGCTTTTTGCACAAAGCTTGATCTCTTCAACCATTTCTTCAGTCCACTTGAATGTGGCATCCTTACGAAGAATGTTTTCATTACCCTGATAGAACTTTCCATCCACTAATATATCATCTATATTAAGATTATCTAAAGGATTTTCTTCTGGCTGTTTTTTTCTAGGCATGTGTTATTCAGGTACTTATAAACCTATTTAAATTGTCTATTGGTTTATTTGTTTAGTAAGCTCTGAAATTACAGTACCGACATAACTACTTTTTAACAGTTTTATTTGTGTACCCGGTGTTGGCATTTTTACTGGATTTTCTATTTGATTATAAGCACATACCAACCACCATAATTCCATAGTGTTATAATATTTGTAAGAAATTAAATGCCATGTATCATTAAAAGTTGTATTATATACATCTTCTACTTCACTATTATCTGCTGGAAATAAATTTATACTTCTTAAAAGATTATAAAAATAAAATCCATTATCATCTTTATATACATTTAAAAAATTTTCATATCTATATAAAGAAACTTTTGGCAAATTTGATATGTTATTTTGATTACTCATTTTTTATCGTTATTTTAATCTAGCACCCGAACTTCCACCAACCCCTCCTTGGGTTTGATTTTCAGGAGGTGTTGGAATATTATCAAAAGGATTTTGGTTAACAACACCAACTTTATTTCCACCAAAACTTCCAACCATTATATTAGTGCTTTCTGGTACTAATTCAGTTAATTCAATTACCACCTTATATGCTTCTGGAATCAATACCCCACCATAACTATTAAATCCATTTGTAGCACCATAATCTTGTAAATTTCTAGTTGTTCCTATAGAAATTATATCATAATTACTAATATATGCTGCTGCCATATATAAATTACCAATACCATATCCATAAACTGAATATATTTTTGGAGGTATATATGTTAACCAACTTGTTCTTACTTTTAAGTTTTGCAATCCCAATAAAGTAACAAAACTTAAATTATCAAAAGCAGATTTTTGATCAAAAGTATTATATAATGGAAAGGTTATTTTTATTCTTTTTCTTGAAGTGTTGCTAAATTTATATGTATCTTCTATACCAAAACCAGAAACAGTAGATTCTATAACATTTGCTGCTTCCTTAACACCTTTTATAACTTCTGAAGCTAATTTACTAATATCACCTCCACCTTGATCGAGTGACTTTTCAGCATTACTCAAAAAATCACCCAATCCTTTAACTTTAGACCAATTATTATGTGTAGAACCTCTTATAGAGTCTCCATCTTTTATTAAATATGGTAATAGATATTGAAAACCAGTAGGATCACCATAATATAAAGTACTATAAGGATCTATAAACTTATTGCTATCAATAGCATAATTTGCAACATTAGAAGCAGCACTAAAAGCTTTAGCTATATTTGCAACAGTAGTACCAAATCTAAGAGTATACTCAGTTAATAACACAGAAGGTGTTTCTTGTATGTTTGAATTTTTATTATTTCTCCAATAATGATTATTAAAAATATCTACATACCCTTCATTAGCAAATACATCAGGAAAGGTAAAAGGACCAAAATTTTTTTCTTGGATATTGAAATATCTATAAGCTATATTATAGTAACTCATACAATTTTATTAAGTTTATATCTTAAATCTGTTCGCATATGGTTTATTGGATCTCCTCTTTGTGAGGAGGTATAAGAATCACTACCACCAGATCCATTTCCAGCAATACTTACCGAATTATCAACATATGCTGATGTTGCTTGATTTTCTTTTAATGCTGATACTATTGATTCTCTCAAAGAGTAAATCATTTTTTCATTTAATGCATCTTTAGAACCAACATCAAATGCTATAGTTTTCTTAAAAAAATCATTACCACCAGAGCTAGTTGATTGTGCTGTAGATTGTCCCGCTTTTAAGATAGAAGGTTGATAACTAGAAGTTTTTTTAGATAAATTTTCTAATGGATCTAAAAATGGGACATCTATTATGGGCTGTTTTGGTTCAATTTTAGGTTGTATTGCAGGAGTTTCTGCTTTTGGTTTAAAATCAATATTTTTTAATTCTGGTTTTGTTTGAAAAAGATCATATGTAGAATATTCAGGTGCTCCTATCAAAGGAGCATTTTCGTCTTGTGGCTGAAATATTTGTTTTTCTAAAGATGGTTTTATTCTACTACGAGCACTACCAAATGGTGTTATTTCTTTTTCAATCTCAAAAGGTTTTCCAGTATCTTTTATTTTTTTTGAATATAATGGTTTAAACTCTGCACCTTTTGGTATTTTTGGTAAACCAAATAGTTCATTAAATGATGTATCTCCAGTACCTGTGATAGCTGATGCTATGAATTGTTTTTTTCTAACATTATTTCCAGCTACATAATTCAACAGATCATCAGCAGCTTCTAATGCTAAAGAAGCTGGAGCAGCAACTTCAACTGCTGGAGTGGCTTCAGCAGCACTTGTTACCATTTGTGCCTGTCTCAATTTAGCACCTACTTTATCGCCTTGTTTTTCATATTCTTTATACATTTCGTAATTTATTGCAGATCCAACTGCTGGTAAAAGTCTACCACCTAACATTGTAGTAGTTTTTAACATACGAAAAGGTGTACTAAATTTAGAAACTTTAGGAGCTTCTTCTAAAATAGGTTTTACTTTTGGTAAAAATTGTTCTTGTAAAGATTTAAAAACTTCTGGTGAAGTATTTTCAAGAAATGTTGCACTTGTTTTTCCACCAGTTGCTTCTATAGCTTGTTGTAATTCTTTAACTTTATATGCTCTTGTAGCTTGCTCTTCTGCCGTGAGTTCAGCTTTAACTTCACTTGTAAGTTTATTTTTACCAGCTTCTTTTGCTGATTCTAAATATCTCAACCCTAAAAGACTACCATATTCAACAGTACCAGAATATGGTGCATAATAATTGTCATAATCATCAGCTAAATCATTTAAAAATTTAAAATTATTACCAAATAATGCTGAATTTTGCATTGTTCTTATCATTGATGGTGCAAAATAATTCAATGCAGCCACTCCACCCAAAGCTAATCCTATGCCTCTAGTGGATCTAGGAACACCTTTTGCTGTTTTTAAAGCACCTTCTATAACTGGTGTTTTTGATAATGCTTTTGTTACTCCTGAAGATTCTTTAAAAGCTTCTTTTAGTTCTGCTTTTTGTCTCTGTTTTAAAGGTGCAGATTCCTTTATCGCATTAGCTCTTTCTTCGGTAAGTTTTTTACCTGTAATTTGCTCTCTTATTTTTTCTTTTGCTGCTTCTTTTTTAGACAAATCCTTATAAGGAGATGGTGTTAATATCTTCTTACCTACAGCTAAATTTATCAATTTATCTAATGACATATGAATACTTAATCCATATGGATTGTTTTTAATTTACTAGAAACAGAAGGCTAGTTACTTCAAAAGCTCTACTAATATTATTTTTTGTTAAAGTTTGTAATTCATACATATCATCCCTATACTCTTTTATTCTATCCAATATGTTATTAGCAAAAGTAGTAGGCAATAATTTCATTATTTCTAATCTTTCTTCATCTGTTATTACAGAATAATCAATAACCTTTTCATTGATTTTTATAGTTTTTATATGTTTTGAACTTTCTATTAAAAACATACTCGTTATCAATTTTTTTGCTGCTTCTGAATCATTTGCAATGTCTATTACTTTACTGTAAAAAACCTCATTAGAATTTATTTCAGATAATATTGTTGGTATGACCAATTCTACTTCTATTTTTACGGAATCATTGGAAAAATTTACATTTTCCAAATTTGGATGGTCTTTTGTTTTATATTTTTCTATTATTGGTGATAAATCAAAAATTTCATCTATTTCTTCGTCTTTAACTTTTACCAAATTTGAAATTTTATGTCGTAGAGAAAAGGCAATTGAATTATAATCAAAAATTGTTATTTTATCTAAAGGTTCTTTAGAATTTTCTTTTATTATATCAAATAACAATTTTATAAAATTAAGTTCATTTTTATTAGAATCTAAATGAAAATCTATAATATTTTTCTTTTGATTAGCATTTATTTCCTTTATTTTAACAAATTTTTTTTGTGAAGGAACCCAAACATCAAATACAAAAGTATTTTCTGAAAGGTCTTTTATGAGACTTAATGCTTCATTGAAGTTTAGGATTGACATATAGTTAATTACCCACCAAATTCATTTATTAAAGACTCCAAACTGGTTCCACTTGAATTTGAAGATCCTATACCTTCTTCTATAGTTTTTCTTTCTTCTTCAACTAAAGAACAAAATACGCTTCTTTCAGCAATAGACAAAGAGTCGATATAATGAGGATTTATATTCCTAGAAGCAAGGATATAATATTCTTTATATATGTTTTTAAGATCTTCTTCAAAGAATAGTCTTAATAATTCTTGTGTTTTTTTATCATAAAAATTACATTTATAATATGACATTTTTTCTATTTGAAAAAGGTTTTGTTCGAATAAATGGTTTAAAGCATCTGATACATTTTTTTCTATTTTTGATGTTAAAGAAATGGGTAGAGCTTGAAATATTTTTTCTTTTTCTAATTGGTTAAATTTTTTATATTCAATGATATTATCACCTATTTCTATACTTTTTATATATTCTTTTACTGTATGTTTAATATTATCACTGTTATTTATTAGGTATTGTTCTGATGTAATATTAGGCCAATCTAAATTTATTTTAAATTCATCGTATGTTAAAACTTTTTCAGTAAAAGCCTCAGAAGCAGCATTATATAAATTTCTCATAAAAATATTCAAATCCAAAGAGACAGATATTTTTTTATCTTCTTCTTCTTTGAATTGAATTTTTAATTCATTTCCTATGCTTACTATTCTTAATTTTGTTATGAATAACAAATAATCAATTAGATTTAAATTTAAAAAATCTTCTTTATTTTTTACACAATTTGATATTATATTTCTGAATATTAAAGAATACTCTAAAAAACATTCATCATCGCCTATAGAATGTATAGTATTAGCTTTGCTTAATATAAGCTGTTCTTTTGAACTTAATTCTCTATAATTTAAATTTATTTTAGAAAATGGTAATTCTACTGTGTATAGATAAAAATCCATTATATACCTTATCAAAGGATGTCTTTATTTCAAAGATGGTGGTAAAACATCTAATGATTTAAGTGTATTATTATTGGTAAAATTGAGATAAGTCTCTGGAGAACCCGTAACACTAGATTCGTTAGCAATAAAATTTAATGCTGGATTAGTTAAATATGAAAATATCAAATTAGATCCCCCTGTTGCTGTTGGTGTAGTTGGTGATTGTGAATTGGATGCAACTGTGCTAGAACCTACACCCAATTGACTAGCTGTTGTTCCTGTTTGACTAGACATTTGACTAATTGGAGATGATGAATTTGGATCAATTATGGCATATTGATCATATGCAAAATCAACATTATATGTTTGCATACCATCCGATTGGTAGCTGTTTTTAAGTGAATTTATACTAGTAGGAATTACACCATAAAATCTTGCTATTTTTCTTTTACTGATTCTCGAATCAGGACCATTCTTACCAAGATATATTATATCTAAAGATGGACATTTTATAACAGTGGAAGCTCTAGCTACTACACCATAATAACCAGTTGATACAAGCCAAGGTCTTATTACATAATCAACAAAAGATGCATTTGTTTCAGTAAAGGTTAAAGATACTTTACTATATGGTGTTCTATTGTTTACTGTTACTGGTGCTTGATATCCACCATAAGAAAGTCCTCTGTTTTTTGCATCAATAGAATCTCCCGGTAAAGTTGCTTCTCTCGCAAAAACACAACCTATTAAATTATCTACTGATGATTGGTTTGTTGTGTTTAATAATGTGCTAACAATACTATTTTCAGCATTCCAACCAGCATCACTAGTTCCTGCTTGACCACCCGGATTTCCATCCCAAAATGCTGTCCATTGGTTTAAATTATTGTTTACTATGTGTTGCTGGGAAAAATGAAATAAAGTAAAAAATAAACTCTCTATGGATAGAGAAGTTTCCCATTTACTTAATACATCTAGATAAAAGCTATAGGGATTAGTAGCCATTAAGAATACTTATCCCTATGTTTTATTTGATCATTAAGGAACTAAAGGATTTGTCCAGAACTGATAAGCAATTGTTATTGGAAGCTCAACAACCTCACCAGCAGTTGTTGCATTGAGGGTATAACTACCAACGTTTGTGCAATATGCACCAATAAGATTATATGTTACTGAAGGAATACCTTGTTTATCCATAAGTGATAAACTTACTTCACCAAGGTTTCTTAAGTTATAAGCACCTGTACTACCGGGTCCAGCAGCACCATCTTGGTCATCGAATGTGGAACGAGTCCATGCTTCAAGCTTAAGACGAACACTGTTATCTGCTGGCATTCTTAATGTAACCTGCCAACCTTCACTTCCGGGGTAGTTTGCTGTACCGGGAACATTGAAACTAAGTCCCATGAAAGGAACTGGAACGTTCTTGATAGCACGTTGTGGAAGTGTTGTTGCAGTGACATAAACAAGATCATTCTGATCGAACAGAATTCCACTTGATCCACCATTTATGTAGTTAATGCGAAACAGATTCTGTCTTGCGAAATCTACAGCGAGTGCTCTCTGAAAGAAGTTGTTAATGTCTTGGTTGTTGAATAAGTTTGCCATATGTTTTAAATATTTATC